GGAGCCGCACCCTTTTTCTTTTCTTGACTTAATTTTGAACGTGTCGTAGCCTCCGCATGTCTGGAAGGACAAGCGCAAAGTGGGCGCGACATACGCCACTAAACCCCGTAACGAGGTATGCAAGGATAAAACCGCCGCACTTACGGATCAGCCATCCGTCCCATAGCCTGAACACATTGCGGCGTGGGAATCTCTGGTTTTTGAAAGAAAAAGATATAAGTATTTCTTTCAAGCCTGACACATAAAATATACAAAAATTGTGTCAGCCAACAGAGTAAGCGCGAGGGATAATACCCTCGGAGGTCGATTGCGGTTGTTTGAAGGTCTACTAGCGGCTTCGGAGCCTAGATCGCAATCTGTGGAATAAAGCGGAGGACTCACTCATAGGAATGAGAATCCAATTTTGACTATGCCTTTGCCCCTGCGGGGGCGAGGTGTAGTCAATCGGTCGGATCTAGCTCAAGGAATTATTAATCCAATGACGGCGGCGTTCGGGGTTCAAGCGAAAGAGAGCCGCTATATAGGCGGGCGCACGGCTTTAGCCCGCCGAATACCCCCAAAGAAAAAAAAGAAAAAATATTGAACGCCGCGAAGCGGCTGTGGTCTATTACTCCATGACAACTTTAAGGGGGAGAATAGGTTCGACGCGCCATTTAATGCGCGGACTCGGCTGCAATGCCGACTCCTCCACCACTTTTGGAGGTGGGGAGACCCAGCATGAAAATGCGAAAGCTTCAAAGGTCGGGGGGCCAATGAAGTCCGCGCCACCCTGCCTCCAATCTCTTTTATGAAAAAACTACTACTGTTATTAACACTAGCTACAAATATTCAGGCACAAGACGGTAGCTTTTCGGGTACAGTCTTTGATTTGGATTCGGGCCGTATTCAAGTTATCAACGGATCTGTTGATTCCCCACAACCAAAGGATACCCTTCTTCAGACCATGAGGCGGATCAATGCAGAGTTAAAAGAATCAAACGACCGTTTAAGCGCGGAGATTGCGGCAAGCCATCAGCTTGAAGAACTCCGCCGTCAGACGCGACTCCTTCAACAGATTGCCGTCAAATGAGCAATTATCTCAACGTCAATATACCGACATTCTTTGCCTTTGTAGACGAGGGATTCTTTTATGATTTGGAACCCAACGTCAATCGCGAAAGGCAGCTAGTCGAGGTATTTGCCTATACGTCAATTCCACAACGTTGCGGGATGTTTAGCGTGATGACGGAATACGGAAGCCAACACGCCAGAGTCCCGATCCACTATCTCCACACTGATGATGTTGGAGGGACGTTTTATCCGTTAGACTGGATACAACTCTGGGACTCTATGAGCTACTATTGCTCGGTCAATATCCTAGACTACTGCAAGAATCGTGCGGCAAACATCATGCTCAAGAACAAATCTTTTGAGGCGGCTAAGTATATGTTCACCTTGGACTGGTGTTTCGGCCCTCAATATACTAGCGGCTACGGAGAAATGGCCGCTGGGCATAAATGCGGCCATGTATTTGCGGGCGATGGGCAATATTTCATTCAACCAAATAATCGTGTGCTGTGGATGGATGGCGGATCGTTTATTGCCAAGAAATTTCCCATCAAGCCCGACTGGAAAGTCTTCAGCCAAGAATTCAGTTGCGAGCATGTCGGAAGCCGCTGGGTCAGCGAAAGCGAGGAGGAACTATGGTTCTACGATTTCAAAGAGCAGGGATAGTTTTAGCACTACTTATTGCAAGTGGTTGTGTTTCCTATCCAAGACCTTATCCATGGAACTTCCCCCCAGAAGAGGAGTGGAACCAGCCTTTTGAAACAAGTTGGCAGAATGCCGTGGATACCTATCGAAGACTTACTTCTCCGAAGGGGAGGGTCTGGGATCCTCTGATGCAGAATTATCAGCAAGACCTATCTTATGAACGTCGATAATCCATCCAGCTTTGCGGGCCTCCTTGCCGTTGGCGTGGAGCCAATCGTGACACTGGCGGCAAAGAGCCGCGAAGTATTCGTAACGGCACAGCCATTGACCAACCCTGCCCGCCTTGTGGTGGAGATCGGTTGCTTTTTTACTCTTGCAGCGTTCACACTGTGGGTGGAGGGCAAGGTACGCCTTTTTCTCCTTTGCATACTGATTGTATTCACCTTGGCGTTTTTTCGATGCAGCCCGCAACCAGTTGCCGCGCTTCAGTGGAGTTTTTGAACGAAGTGGAGTTTTTCTTGTCATACCTACTATGATTACTTGGAACGATTACAACCAGATGAAGCCCGATACAGAGGGAATCTATCTTATCAAAAACGACGAGTCAAACCCTCCTTTGAGGTGGGCCTGCCACTACCATCCCCACCATGGATGGAGCGGGATTGGACATATCCTTGAGCGCGTGATTAAGTATTGGAGTCCATGGCCCGATTCAAAGTAGTATTAACCGTTATCAATGAAGACTCCGTCTCCCCATTCGTGGTTGGCCCACGATTTCGTAGAGGAACCCCCATGCCGATGGAAATACTCTACTCTGAACGTGGCGGTTATTTCTTTGACCCAGAATCAGAAGTCGAGATGGCCAGAACATGCGCTGAACAGTTTGCCAAATACATCAACCAATCAGAGAAAAAAAAGAAAAAATGAGCGAAAGTAATAAAACTTACATTGTGTGCCACGGAGAGAAAGTTGTGGAGCTTCACAAACACGGACTCAGCAAGGAAGAAGCTGAGATGGAAGCCCACAAACTTATGGGACAAGGATACAAAAATGTGCGAGTGCGTCTGGAGGATCCCGTCCATCCGACTTGGCCGCTCAACTTTGACGCACAATGAACATTGTTTTCACATACCACAATGGGGACGCCGAATTGGCCATGGAGTCAGCTAAGGCTATTACAGCCATGGGACTCAATATGCGTCACAAAGCCTATGTCTGTACCAAACAAGGCACTAAAGATTGCAACGCCATCATCCAAGAACTGAAAAAGTCTTTTCAAGAAGTGGATCAGATGTTTGTCCAAGACGGGTTTGACGGATGGCCGCTTGGCCCGAACCAAATGTTTGCTGATGCGGCTGCTGCCATGTACGCCACTGGCGTACCATTTTATTTCTGGGAGCCAGATTGTGTTCCGATGAAAGAAGGGTGGGTGGATGACTTGGACACTGAATACCATAAAAAGATCGGCATCATGGGTCATCTCTATGAAGGAGGTATGGCAACCAATGGGAAGAATATCTACAAGATGATTGTGGGTAGCGCGGTGTATCCGCACAACTTCTTAGACTTTTGCCCATCCGCACAGTCCTTGTCCACCTATAACTTGGCTTACAAGAACGCAGGGACAATTCCAGAGCCTTGGGATGTTCGTTGTCGTTGGGATTTTATGGCTATTGGCCGCGACACTCCACTTATCCGAACCTACTGGAAAAGTGTGAACTATCAGTGGAAAGATGGGAAGATTGTCTTCTACGCCGAAGACCCCGAAGCCCAAGCCGTTCAAGGAGTCACTTGCCCAGACAGAACCATCTCCAGCCAAGCCGTGGTCATCCACGGATGTAAAGATGGGTCACTCCACAAGATGGCGCAAGAGGGGTTTCCAATGCCACAAAGCGTCAACAATGAGGCACAAAGTGGGACGGTTTGCAGCAATGTCGAACAAATCGTCACAAATGACGAATTAAAGCCAGAATCCCGCCCCAAATCGCCACAAAAGGCGAAAAAGAAACGGGTTATCTCTGAAGAAGAGCGCGAACGCCGCAGGCAATCTATGTTGGTGATTTTGCAAAGAAAGCGTGAACGAAAGGCCCAATCGGCTGTCTAACGCTTCCTATGCACGAAGTCATTCACGAACCATCGGCTGAAACCGCAATCCTTTCCTGCCTCTGTCATGCGCCGACAGAGGATCAACGCGAGATTCTTCTATCAATCAAGGAGGATCATTTCTATCTACAGGAGAACAAGATCATCTTTCGGGCGATCATGCGTTGTATCGCCAAGGGGATGCAGGCCGATATTATCAATGTCAAGGGGGAGATCGAAGCCGCCAATGAATACGACATCATTGGCGGTGAACAAAAAATTGCAGAAGTTGCAACTTCGTGTGTGGCCCATAATAACTGGAAACGCTACTACCCAAAGCTGGAGGAAGCCCGATACAGAAGGTCGTTAGAATACTTGGCCAACGATATGGTTCACAAGGCCAGAGACCGCGAGCTAAAGATCGAAGAACTCAAGAACTGGTCGGAAACCACAGTGATGAGGGCTGACTACGAAATTGATGACGGCAACAAGCTTTCTATCGTCAATGCATTAGACCGCGCTGCCCAGAACATCGAATCTACGATTGCTGGAAAACCATGTATTGGTATTCGCACTGGAATCACACCATTGGACGATCTTTTGATGTTTGGATTGCGCGGAGGAGACATGGTTGTCTTGGCCGCAAGGCCAGCAGTCGGCAAGACGGCAAGCGCCCTTCAGATTGCGGAGAACGTGGCATTGAATCAGAAGAAGCGTGTTCTTATCTTCTCATTGGAAATGACAAGCGTTGCTTTGATGGAGCGCATGATACGCTCGCGGGCGCGTGTGGGTGCGGCTGATATTCTTTCTGGTCGCGTAACCCCGCATCAAAAACAATCTCTAGGACGGGCCGTTCAAGAGATCCAAGGCTCTGAAATTATCTGCGACGATAGCTCTGCTAAATCTATCGGTTATCTCAAGGCCGTTGCTCGACGCGCACATCAACGCACTCCATTAGATCTCATTATCATTGACTACCTACAGTTAGTGAAGGGTGATAGCAAGCGTGGTAAGGACAATCGCGTGTGCGAAGTTGAGGAGATTAGCGGAGGAATCAAAGACCTTGCCAAGACTCTCAAAGTACCAGTTTTGGTACTGGCTCAACTTAATCGCGATCCAGACAAGCGCGGAGGACGCCCAAGCCTTTCAGACCTAAAGGGTTCTGGAGCTATTGAGCAAGACTCTGATATTGTCATCATGCTTCATAGCGAAGAATCACAAGATCACGGACAAATGCCAACTATGGAATTTATCGTCGGAAAGCATCGTGACGGCCCTACTGGTGTAGCCAATATGTATTTCAACAAGGCGATTACTCGCTTTGAGCCTGCTTAGACTTCCAGCAGAAGTCTGGGAAGTTCAATCCTTCTCCGCCTTGAACATTTAATGGAAGATGGACAGCGATTGCGGAATAGCAACCGCAGATTCCGCAAGCTTTTAGTTGTGGATCGTAAGAGGTTTTTCTGGCTCCAGCAATATGCGGAAGCATCCCAGCAATGCCCTTACATCCCCAGCATCCAGAGGTTGCAATTTGGTGTGGACAGGCCGCGCAAATCTTAGCCCGCCGTTCTGCTTCTTCTTGAGAGACAAGCTCAAACTTTCCATTGATGGCAAATTGATACATGGCCTTAACCCATCGAACAATCTGTGCAAATCCTAATGTTTGTTTCTCTTGTGTGCATGGAATGCAATGCACATGACCAGCCATGCGGTCACAAAGATTATGTTCTATTTGTGACACAAAATCTATTGGCGGCGTAATACCCCTTGAGATTAGAAGCTTCTCGCAGTTATTGACCATGTCATTCCAATCGCCTCCGCGAACTGGCTCATCAAGAACGGGGCATTTTACCCACCAGCCTTGTGGCGGAACATCGCTTTTGCGGGAATAACAAAACCTCGGACTACTCATTGACTACAAGTTCTGCTTCGTAGGTTGAGTCTTCGGGAATCTTCATGGACTCTAGTTTAGTTGCAATATTAATCTGGATGGCATTTTGCTGATTCGGGCCTTCTGAAAAATTGATAGATGCCGCCTCGGCAAGTTGTTTAATGTTTCTCATCATGCCAAGAGCCTCCATGCCGTCTAGATCTTGAGCAGCATCAGCGGCCTTGACTAATACTTTACCAGTCAGAAACTTGATCGACTTCTTCATGGTCTCCAATGAAGCCGTAATTTCAGACATCAATGTTGGAACTCCGTCATCTTCCCAAGGTGCTGGAGATTGCTCATTGGTAAGACGCTCACGGCATTGAATCCAACGTTGGGTATCCCGCCACAGACAAACAGTAGATTCGCTTACTTTAAGCTCTTCGGCAATGTCACGCAGGGTGCGCCCCGAACAATACATGGAGAATCCCTTGATACACTCAAGCCTGCGTCTCTTGTCCATCTCTTCCATCTTGGCTGGAGGAGGAACCAAGGCTATAGGTTTTTCAATGTCCCAAGGATAAGGGTTTTCTTTTTCGGGATTATCTTTCCAGATTTTGGCATGGTCATCCCACTTCTCGCTATAAATCAACTTTTCTAGCGTAGCTTTGTGTTTGGTTTCCAAGGCTTTCATTACTTCAGGCATATCTCTTCCAGCGGCATAAAGCCTGAATGCGTTTTGTTTTTTAATGCGGTTTTCGGGGCTATCCCAATCACGCTCTCCGCTCTTGCGCTTTTTCTCCATCCAGATTAGTTTAGTAGAAATTTCATAAATGGCAACAGTTGATCAAGGGATAGAGAAATACGGGAGGTTGTGGTTACCCAAAGACGGACAGGCGATTACTCCAATTCGTATTGAGATGGACGCCTTTTTGCAGGGACTTACTCCAGAAGATGGAGGACTTGGAAAGGCCCGCCATTATCGCAATATTGTCTCTGCTATCTGGCCAACGTTCCAATGGCATAGGTGGGCTGAACTGAGCGCACAGGCATTCTGCAACCAAATCTACGAGGTGGACGAGGCTACGGGTAACCGATTTGTCCGAAGTGTTACTGGTCTCGCTGGCGGAACGGACTCTGGTAAATCCTACGGGATGGCGGCGTTTGCTCTTGTAAACTGGTTCTGCGACCCAATCAATACGATGACCATTGTGGTCTCTACGTCAAAAATAGACGCAAAGCAGCGAATCTGGGCGGCACTGGTCAAGATGTACCGCGAAGCCCGAAACATGGGACTAGCCTCTGGACGACTCATTGAGTCCATGGACATCATCAAGCTCTCGGATGAAGAGGGGGCTATTATCGACCCCGAAACAGGTGTGAGTGATGCATCTTCCATCATGCTCCTAGCAGCGGGTGACGAATACAAGGATGATGCCCAGAAGCGACTTCAAGGTAAGAAAAATCGTCGTATCGTGTTGATAGCAGATGAGTTACAAGATTGTTCGGCTTCTATAATTAACGAGGCGGTGTGGGGGTTCAAAGGAGCGCAAGAACTCTATATTGTGGGCGCTGGCAACCCATCCTCCATCTTTGACCCCCACGGGAAGTTCTGCGAACCCATCAAGGGGTGGATGAGTGTGGACGAGCAAACCCCGAATTGGAAGATACGAGTAGCTGGTATTGAGGGGGTTTGTATCAGGTTTGATTCAGAAAACGACAACCCCAACCAACAATCCTTCGATGCTGGCAAGGGACTCCGTTACCCATTCCTACCCAAGCCAAACGATGTGGCATTGGCCAAAAAGGAACTCGGAGAGCTAAACCCGCAGTATTGGAGAAAGTTTCGGGGCTTCTGGCCTCCCGCAGACGCCGATGATTCCACGATTGTGTCAGATATCCTACTAGCTCGTCACGGGGCATTGGATAAACCCATCTGGGATGGAACCCCGAAAGATATAGCTGGAATTGACCCTAGCTACACCGAAGGAGGAGACCGCTTTGTTTTCACACACATGAAGTATGGGAGGCTGATCAGCGGCAAGTGGGCGATAGCTGTCGAGAAACAGTATGTCCTCAACCGAAGGGCGGGATCTCAAGAGGACTTCCAATACGAGATGATCCAGCAAATCCACGACCTATCCCTTAAATTGGGAATACCAAATCAATGGATGGGGGTGGATGCTTCGGCGGGTGGTATCTTCTGGTCAATCGGAGAACGAGAACTCCTAAAGGGTTGGCATGCAGTGAGTTTCGCAGGGGCAGCATCCGATTTGCCCGTCAGCGCCCAATACGCCATGAGGAACGAAGTCACGGGAAAACCCCAAGTTGGCAAAGAATTGTTTCACAATATGGCAAGCGAACTCTGCTTTGCCGCTCGCTACTTTCTAGAATGCGAACAACTCAAAGGAATAACCCCCGATCTGGCATGGGAGATGACTCAGAGAAAGTATGTGCGTAGGACTCGGAAGATTATTATTGAGTCTAAAACCGACATGAAAAAGCGGATAGGAAAGTCTCCTGACTTATTTGACTCTTTTGCAGTAGGATTGTTTGTCGCCCGCAAGATATTCGGAGCTATGGCTGGCAGCGAGGCGATTGAGGAAAAGAAACGGCTCAACAAAGAAAGCTTCAAGAAACTTAAACAGTCCTTGACTCTGAAGACAAAATGGTAGATTCTAATCTGAATTTTTATGGCCGAACTACCTATTGCCATTGCGGATATCTGTATATTCCAAGGCGCGACTTTTAACCAGACTCTTTTCTATGAGACGGGCGAACCTTCGGCTCCTGTCAACCTTGCGGGTTATACAGCCAAGATGCATATCCGCTCAAAGCCCGAATCCAAAGCACTAATCCTTGAACTATCGACAGACAATGGTAGAATTATTTTAAATGAGACTACTGGATCTATTAGGTTGTTTATTTCAGCGTCTGACACGGCATTGCTCTCGGTCTGTGATAAAGCCGTATATGACCTTGAGCTTACTACAGGGGCCGTCACAACCCGCATTCTACAAGGTAACGTAATTATTTCTCCAGAGGTAACCCGATGAGCAAAATCTGTATTCCTATTCCTTCCTCTAGTGTTATCGGAGTTTCCTCAACCCCGATACAAACTCCCAGCGTCAACATCCTTCGTGTTGAGCCATCGATTACAGGCTTGGATGGTGGTGGAGCAACCAATCTTGACAGCTTAAATACCGTCAGTGGAACCTACGCTGTTGGTATTGTTATCTTTTTGGTTATCAGCGGACTACCAGCCATATATCAATTAACTGAGGGTACTGACTCCGAAAATCTACCATTTGTAGTTCGACCCAATGACTATGATAGCCAAACAGGAACCAAGCGGGTTTGGAAGCGATTAATGTAAAAATGAAACTTATTCTCTCACTTATTATCGGAGGAGCTTTGGTTGTTTCGGGCTTCGGGCAAACTCGCAATGTTCTTGTTGGAACTAATAACACAGTGGTTCAGCCGACTAACTTCTGGAGCGTTGATGCATCCAATGCCCGCGCAGGACTTGGTCTTGGAACCGCTGCTACCAACCCCGCAACAGCCTTTCAGCCTTCTAGCTTATCTCTTAGTAATCTTGCTTTAAGTAATGGTGGATCTTTAACTAATTTGAATTCCACAAATCTTGTTGGACAAATATCAAGCTCAAACCTTCCAACAATTGAGCTTACAAATTTAAGTGGAGTTCTTGGAATTATTTCTGGAGGAACGGGGGCAACCAATGCCGAAACAGCCAGAACAAATCTTGGTCTTCCTTGGTCTGGGCTGACTAATTCCAGTGCTTCTACATTTCAAACTGCGTTATTTGGAACTAATACCAATCTAGTTTTGGTAAACACAAGCGGAGTTGTTGTGAGTCCGACAAATTTTTGGGCAAATTCTCCAATTTCAACAGTAGTTCAAAGCTTTACAAATCTCGTTTCAAGCGAAACAAACACCGTTACAAATAGCAGAGATCTTTATGTCTATAGCAGCAGAACAAATATTTCTGGAGTCGTTAGCACAATCCAGCTTCCGACCAACGCATCTTCTGGTGACATTGCAACAGTTGTTCATCGCGGATTAACCAATTCGACAACAGCTATTAGGCAGCAGGGAGAAATAACAAACCTAATAAGCATCAGTAATTTCCAAGAAGCTGCAAAATTTATTTACACAACATCTTGGAGTCTTTTGGAAAACCAAGCATTTGCCAATCCTGTTTATTTCTCTGGAACAAACGCAACAGCCAATGCGGCGGCAAGCAGAACTAATTTGGGTTTGGGTGCGACAAGTGAACCAAACTTTCAAAGCATTGAGCTAATCGAAGACACCAATAGTTTTACGATTAGCGCAGTTGCTGGGGTCAACCGCACCAATCTCGGCCTTGGTGCAACATGGCTCACGAACGCCAACGTCACGAATTTCCGCACGGCGATTGGGTTGGGCGCATCAAATGAGGTATTTTTTCAAACCGTATTTGGCGGCGTTCAAACAAACAATTTTATCCAATTGGATAATGGAGAATTTAATGGATCTTGGACATTTTTAAGCGCAGTTGCTTTTGATGAGCCAGCCACCACCCGCACAAACCTCGGACTCGGATGGTCTGCGCTAACAAACAGCAATACTGGAACTAGATTGGTTTCCGTGGACTCCAATGGATCTGTGGTAAGCCCGACAAATTTTTGGCAAGTAGCCCCCACTTCTTCCAATTTGCTAACCATTGTCCAGACATTTTCTCCGAATACCAATTCGACAAATGCCACAACCAACGGAAGAAATGTCTACGTATATTCTTTGTCTACCAATGTTTCTGGAGTTACCAATACCATTACACTTCCCACCAATGCGGCAACACTAGCTGGTGACACTGTTACCGTAACCCATCAGGGATTAACTAATTCCACAACAGCAATTAGGAGGTTGGGTGAAACAAACAATTTTATCACTATCAATAATCTTGATGAGGCTGTTAAGTTTATTTACGAAAATGGAGATTGGGTGTTTTATCACAACATTAGTTTTGTGGAACCAATTCGATTTTCTGGAACAAACGCAACAGCCAATGCGGCGGCAAGCAGAACCAATTTGGGGTTGGGTAGCACCAACTTTGTAACATTTGGAAATATTATTGTTCCTAACTCAACAAATTATAATCAGTTTGGGAAGATTCTTATTTTAGATGAGGGAATTATAGATTTTGATGGAACTGGGTATATTTATAATTTTCCATCTATTAATTTTGCAAACACTAATGAAGCTGCTATCACCCGCACAAACCTCGCACTCGGATCAACCAACGATGTCACATTCAGCAATGTCGCCGCTTCAGGATTTAAGTCTGGAACAAATTTTTCCGCTTTTGTTGTCGATTCACCGATTTCTGGATCGTTTCAGTTTAAAACGACAAACACAAATGACGGTGCTGTTTATTTACAAAGCTACACAAATTCCGCGTTGCACAAATCTGCTATATTGGGAATTCGTGGTGATGATATGTTTTTACAAAGTTCTTCTACAAATGTTCGCGTAGAAACTACTCAAGGAGATCTTGGGAATTTAAACGCTAACACAATAAGTGTTTCAAATGCATCAGCCACCCGCACCAACCTCGGCCTTGGCCAAACCAACGATGTCACATTCAGCAATATAACGGCATCTGGAACTCTGACAGCTACTGGCACTGTGACGGCAACCACCAATCTTGTGGTTAATGGGTTTGTAGACTTCTCCACCAACCACACCAACGCGACACCTGTGACCCCGAATACACCAGCTAGATGGCTGCAAATTCGTGTTGGAACTAATGTTTTTTATATTCCAGCCCATCAATGACCAACTACTGGAGACTTGAGAGAGATATTGAAATCGTCCAAGGAAAAACATGGACGGCGAAGTTTCGTTATCTGACCAAGTCTTGCAAGGGAAAGTCTAACGTCCCAGTCAATCTTACTGGCTATGGGGCAAATATGGTTATTCGTGAGTGCGCCAAGGATAGTGCTACATTGCTCACATTGACCTCTGGAAGCGGGATTACGCTTGGCGGAACCGCTGGAACCATCGAAATAGAAATAACTGCCACACAAGCAGCAAATTTAACAGCAGGAGACAATGTCTACGAAATCGAACTTTATTCTGGCTACACCTATATCGCGTTCGCAACTGGCAAGGCCAAGGTCTATCAGGAGATTGCCCGATGAGCCAAGAAGTCATTGAGGTAACAGAGAGGGAGATTGAGGTTATTGAGATCGTTGAGCGCGGCCCCGCTGGGCCTACTGGCCCGCAACCCGATATCAACTATGAGGTAGTTTCAAGCGCCCGAACCCTAGAAGCAGCAGACCTTATAGCTGCCGATACATCTGGAGGGGCGTTTACTCTTACTTTGCCAGCAAACCCAAGTAATGGTGATGCGGTAGATATCTTCGACTTTTCTGATACTTTCGACACCAACAATCTGACCATCGCCCGAAACGGAACAAAGATTGAGGGAATTGAAGAGAATTTAGTATGTAACATCGAAGGAGCTTACTTCACGATGATCTACACGGGGGCTACCCGTGGATGGCAGATTCTTCCGCGCTATGGCACTTCTGGCGGTGCTGGAGAATCCACGCTTACCACAACTGGCGATATGCTTTATCGGGCTACGGGCGTCAATGCCCGACTCCCAATTGGAACAGCAGGACAGGTTCTTAAAGTAAACAGCGGAGCCACGGCCCCCGAATGGGGAACCATCTCCACAGCACCCAGCGGCCCCGCAGGCGGAGACCTTACTGGAACTTATCCTAATCCAACCTTAACTACTACGGGGGTTGTCGCTGGCACTTATACCAAGGTCACCGTTGATGCCAAGGGACGGGCAACCGTTGGAGCTTCCGCGACCCCGACAGATATCGGAGCAGTCCCGACATCCCGAACCGTCAGTAGCGGTGCGGGATTGACGGGTGGCGGAGACCTCACGGCAGACCGCACACTGGCAGTAAGCTACGGAACAACGGCAGGAACTGCCTGCCAAGGCAATGATGCGCGGCTTTCGGATGCGAGGACGCCGAGTTCAACGCTGGCTCATGCGGCCAGTCATGCGGCTGGAGTTAGGGCCGAATTTAAAGATATACCCGCAGGAGCCACCACGCCCGTTCTTGTTCGCGCAAACGCCGCTGGAACCGCAGGCAACAGCATCACGCTTACATTTAATGGCTCTCAGTCGGTAAGTAACCGACTGTCTGCGTGGAACTCGGCCAATCCATCTAACCAAGCAACTTTAATTTGGGGTGACGAAGAACAAATCCCATCCAATGGCGCGGACATTACACTTTCTGGCGGGACTGCTGGCGGATCAGACCCAATTCCGTCTTTTTCTCAACTTGCCGTTAATGATGGCAATGATGTTTCATTAGTTTCGCTAAACGGCGCATCAAGCAATATCATTGAATTTGAATCAGGAGAGCTAACATTTCAACATACTGGCGGCAATGGTACTCCCTACATTTCCGTTACGGACGAAAGCAACAATGAGGCGTTGCTTGGTCTTCGTGCGGGCGAAATGTTTTTGCAAGGAAGCAACCCCGATGTCCGCATTGAGCAAGGCGGCGGCGGGCTTGCCAACATCCTCATGGCAAGCGCCAAACTTGTTGACGATTTAGGCTTTGACGAGCAAGGGCCATATACTGCGACAATAGATGTTCAAGAGCAGCTTACAGATGACGTAACCCTCACGATCCCCGACCAGTCGGGAACTATCGCAGTCGTTACAGACATCCCAACCACCGCAGGAGATGTTGGCGCGGTAGCGGCAGGAGCCATCACCACCAGCGGCCTCACGCAAGCCACCGCCCGCATCCTCGGAAGAACGACAGCGAGCACAGGTGCCGTCGAGGAGATCACAATCGGGTCGGGCTTGAGTCTGTCGGCGGGGGAGTTGTCGGCAACGGGATCGGGCGTCACCGCAGTCGGCGCATCCACCGCCGATGTGTTGAGCGTGTCGGGGTCTGATCTGGTTGCCGATGACCCGAATGCCGACCGCATCGTTTTCTACGACGATAGCGAGGGCAAGTGGCGCTATCTGGAGGCGGGATCGGGGTTGTCGATTTCGGGCACGACCTTGACGGCTACGGCCACAGGCACCATCGGCGGCGGCACAGGCTCCACCGACAATTCTATTTTGCGGAGTGACGGCACGGGGGGCAGCACGTTGCAGGCCAGCGGCCTTGTCATCGAAGACACAGTGACCGCTTTCACAGGCATCACAGGCGATGCGGGCACCGATATTATCACCGCCACAGGGTCGGCCTTCGCCAACGGCCAGCGAGTGCGCTTTACCTCCCTCACTGGAGGCGCGGGGCTTAACACCACGACCAACTACTTCGTCATCAACGCCAGCGGGGCGACTTTCCAGTTGTCCACCACGGACGGCGGGTCGGCATCGCTCTTCACGACCAACATCACGGCGGGCACATTGCTCACGGGCCATGCCGTGCAAACATTGGTGCGCGTGTCCAATGTCGCCAGCGATACCAATTCGGCGCTGGTTTTAAGCCCAAAAGGCGGCGGGGCGTTTGTGTTGGGGCCGCAGCCTGACGCAAGCAGCAGCGGAGGAAATGCGCGAGGCGTCAGCGCCGTCGAGCTTCAAATGGTTCGCACCTCGGCAACTGCCGTTGCGTCAGGCGAGCGGGCGTTCATTGGGGGAGGCGCAAATAATACAGGCAGCGGGCCAGATTCGGTTTGCTGCGGCGGCACGGGCAACACGGCAAGCGGATTCTTGGCGGGCATATTTTCTGGTCGCAACAATACGGCCAGCGGCGACCGCTCAATGGCGGCGGGCGATGGAAATACTTCAAGCGGAACCAACAGTTTTGCTTTGGGGCAATCGAACACGGCTTCAGCGACCAACTCGGTGGCGCTTGGCGAGCGATCTGTTTCGGATCGGCGCGGTTTGTTTGCCCACGCATCTGCAAATTTTGCCGCCAACGGTGACGCCCAAAGAATCCGCGCCGTCCTGCGCTGCAAGACCACCACCAACGCCGCCGTAGAAATGGCCCTCGACGGCAGCGCGACTTATTTGACGATCCCCAGCGGCAAGGTCATTTTCTGCAATATCAAGGTGGTCGGCGTGAAGTCAGACGGCTCCGTAGTCGCCACCTACGAGCGGCAATACGCGGCCAAGAATGTGGCGGGGACGAGCAGTGAAGTGTTTGCGCCAGTAACTATCGGCACGGACAACGCCTCATCGACATCTCTGGAAGTCGCAACGGTGGACGCAGGCGACTACATCCGCATCCGCCCAACTGGAATCACATCCGAAACATGGCGCTGGGTCGCCAGCGTGGACGCCGTGGAGGTCGCTTATGGAACCTAATCAAATGTTCACAGTCGGCCTTGTGCCCTCACAGCAACTCGTCAGCCTGCTCACCGATGACGAGGGCAACTGGCGCGATGTGCCAGAGGGGCAGACGGTTGTGCCGCTGGTCAAAATCCCGAAGCCCGAACAAGGCGCATGGGAGCCGAATGTTGTTTGGCTTGAGGATCGCGTGGAGCGGCAGTGGGTCGCGGGGACTCCTGCGCCTGTGGCGACGATCACCGCCGAACAAGCCGTCAGCCAATACTTCAGCGCCTACCAGATCGCCGCCCTGCAAGAGCTTCGCATGGCCCTTGCTCAAGCAGGCAAGCCCCTCGGCCCGAAGATGACCGCCGCGAAGACATGGCTGGAAACCGTCATGCTTTCATGGGCCGCGAACCCGACACCCGCACCAGCGGGGTCTTTCGGCGTGCCGCAGGCGAGCTTTGCGGAGGCGAGTGGGGAGGCTGTGGCGGGGTTGCAATCAGGTCAAAATCCTGAAACATAATAGTAGCCCCAAATCCCGAAACATAATACAATACATATTTCATGGCCTCCCTCTCTGCATATTACCCATTACCAGTAGTAGCTGGCACCACCGCAGGAACCTATGCGGAGGGAGACGATGCTGCCTTCAAGGTGGGGTCAGATGACATTGAGATCACCAATGCGGCCAAGGGGATTATCTTTCGGGATTCCAATGGGGTCAGACGCCGACTCAGAGTAGACACAGACGGAACCCCGCTAACAGAGGTATTACCATGATGAAGAAACTAGCACTTACACTTTTATTCGGGATTCTGGGAGTCGGGGTCTATGGCCAGACGATCAAGAGTCTGGGGTATAACACAACCAACGGTCAGGTGGTTTATAGCGGCACGAACACGCTCACGTTCTTAAAAAACATTCAGATCAAAGGATCTGACACCACCAATATTCCAACATTGTTTTGGCAAACTTCAGATGGGGTTGGAGATGGATCTATGTTGGCATTTTCTCGTCGCCATGCGACAAATCTGTGGTTTGGTATCAATCAAACCAATTGGTCACAGGGCGCGTGGGGGCAAAACATTCAGCCAACTGCTGATGGAAATGATTTTACACGCAAAAACACCAACTTTGGCTCAGTGGCGTTAGTGTTGGAGAACGAATACAATTCCGAACAAAATACAAATAACCCTGCGCGAACTGTCGCGGAAATGTATTTTGATGTGACGGATATCTCTGGACAAAGAACCCGTCCATTGATGTTTGTTGGCAGTCAGACAAACTCGGCTCTTGGTTGGGGGTATTCAGTTTACCCGTTGACCATAGGTGTAACCAATCTAGGTTGGAATGCGGCAAGCGCATTAAAGGTAGAATTCAATAATGCTGGCGCAGGCGGCACAGCGGTTATTGCAAACATGGCAACAAACGGTGGTAGTTATGCAGAACTTCAATTTGTTAACTCTGCCAACAGCACTATCTTTTATGCAAAACAGAACAAGTTTGAAATATACGGAAACCATTCACCGTCTTATCATATCTTACAGGCTGTTACTAATGGCGTGATCATCGGAGGAGCGTTTTCATCATCAGCAGCACAGCGAGTTCAACTCGGAGGAAATACCAGAATCGACGGCGCAATCAGCTTCAACGCCACGACAAACGCCGATACAACCAGAACCAACCTCGGCCTCGGCGGTGGCATCACCACCAACCGCACTTTTGTCTCCTACAACGGAACTAACTACACCACGAACTCCGTGACCATATCCAACGGGATCATAACTGGCTGGACACAGTAGACATAATAACCTAAACTCTTTAATTCAATGGCTTCTAACGGCAACGCAGAATTGGAAAATCTACCAGAAAGTGGTAGTCCCCCGAAAAAACGCATCAAATCATCTGATAGCCTTGTCTCTATTGCAGACAAGTATATCGAACAAGATGAGGATGCGGCATATCTTCGGGCGCGGGCGCAAGCCCTAGTCAATGGAGAAGCCCCCTACGATGCCGAAGAATTAAAATCCAAAGGACTGACCCATGTGGTCAACGCCAACTTCGGGGAAGCTAATGCCATCATGGAAGCGGCTTTGGCCCCATATATTGAACTCCAGAACGGGGTTCCTCGCATTGCTAATGTCGTTATGGACTCCTATCAAGGGGACTCCAATGAAGATTCCGAAATTATCTCTGAAGAGTTTGACTGGATGCTTAAAGAGTGGAGTGATCATGCCTACAACATGCAACTTCTTTCCCGCGAGTTTGTGGGTGACGGGGTCGGAGTAGCTATGTGGCCAGACGAACGTTCTATCTTCTGGGAGCCTTGCGGTCTCAAAGACTTCAAAGTAGCCCGTGATACAAAAGTATCAGATGAGTCTATCGAAGTGGCTATCGTCCAACGCTCCATGAGCGTAAGCGAACTTTATCGTTATATCCGCAATCCTAAAGCCGCAAAAGAACTGGGCTGGAATCTTAATTCGGTTAAACAAGCTATTTGGAAAGCTTCTACCAAGCGCGATCAATGGAAGAACTACACTGCCCACTGGGAAGACTTTGAGCGCGAAATTAAAGAGAATGACCTTTATGCTGGTGAGTCAGCCTACCACCGCGCCCAACTAATCTACGGCTACAACCGCGAATTTGATGGCAAGTTCACTCAACTTATCGGTTCCCGCGATTCTTCGGATTTTCTCTATGAGCGTTACAGCCGTTATGGAAACGTGAATCAGTGCTTCGTTATCTTCACCTATGGAGTGGGACAAGGAACCTTCCACACAATTCGCGGACTCAAACAAAAGATTTACAACCAGATCCAGATTTCCAATCGCGTTCTTTGTCAATCAGCACAAGCTGCCATCACAGCAGGACTCATACAATTGCAGGGTGACGCCGAAGCAATCCAAGACTTCCAGTATATCGAAGTCGGGCCTTATACGTTCATACCAAGCGGACTAACCCCGATTCAACTTCAACCTCCTTCGATTGCCACTCAAGGTCTTCCTGTTTACAACCTGATGAGCCAAGTGTTGCAAAATAACACAGGTAGTTACCGCTCACGCCAAACAGGATCAGATGGTCAGGCCCGTTCTGCTACAGAGGTTGTTCAACAGGCTCGCCAAGAATCCACACTGAACGCCGCAGCACTGGAACTCTTTTACACCCCGTATAACAAGCTTTTGACCGAGCAATACCGCAGGGCTGTAAATCCGCTTCTAACCGCCAATGATAAGGGAGGACAGCTTGCTCTTGAGTTTCGCAGGCGTTGCGCCCGCAGGGGCGTGAGTGTCGAGCGTATGCGCCAGTTTCTTAAAGTCACAGCCTTCCGCGCCATGGGTGATGGAAGTCCCGTAATGACCGAAATGGCATCCAAGCAACTCATGGAGCTTTATTCCTTGATGGATGAGAAGGGCAAAGAAAACACTCTTCGTTCTGTCATCGCTGGCATCTCTGGTGTGGGTTGGCAAAAAGTTAATCTCTTTGTCTCCGATAAAGGCCCGCGCCGTACCATCGATTACGATATTGCCAATCTGGAAAACGGAAATCTTCGTCAAGGTATCCAGCAGATGGTTCACGACAGTCAAAACCATGCTGTTCATATTGAGGCTCACATCCCGATGATTGCCGAGATTATTGAAGCTCATCGTCAGCAACAGATGGCCGATGAGCAAGCAATGCAAATTCTTCGTCCTGCCGCCGACCACGTTACAGAACATCTTGTCTTGTTTTCTAATAACAGCTTTAGGGCGCAGGAGGTTCGCGAACTCAAGCGCCAACTCCAGAATCTTACGGCTTACATTGATGAGCTAGAACAACAAGTAATCAACCGCATGATGGCCCAACAAAGCCAAGCGCAAGAACAGGCCATTCAAGCTGGAGAGCAGTCGCAGGGGCAAATCGATCCTAAGATGGAGATGGAAATGCAAAAAGCGCAACTAAAGTTGGCCGAAATGCAGGAAAAGCGGATGATGAACCAAGAGACACATCAACAGAAGATGGAGACAATCCGTCAGCAGATGGCTCTCAATGACCTCAAGACCCGCAGTTCTATTCTGGAGAAAACCGCCAAACCCGCAGGCCGACCCCCTATGGCGGCACAGGCATAATTTTACTAGACAAAAACTAAACAATAGATAATATACACGATTATGGCCGAAAAGAAAAAACCTTGGGATGATTGGATTAAGGGAGCAACCATGGCTCTTGGCCCCGCAGGAGTTGCCGCTGCTAGACTTGGCAGTATGGCTATCAATAAAGTAAAAACAGACGCCAGAAACGAGGCTCGCGCAATGAGCTATCCAAAACGAGAGACAACTTATTCTCGCACACCCGAAGAAAGCCGTAAAAGAATTGAAGGCATGATGTCTTCTCCTAATTTTGGCAAAGTTAAGGCTCCCGCAAAGAGCGGAAGCATTGGTCGCGAAAGTGCCGAAAAAGCCCGCGATAATCGCCGTCAATACGAAGAGTGGAAAAAGAAAAGCAAGAAATAGATTTTCTATAAACAGCACCACCAATAAGGTGTAGCTATTTTCTTAATGGATTGGACAGATCAAGATGCCCGCGAGTGGGCTAAGACATGGGCGATGCCCCATATGCAGAAGGGGCTTAAATTTATCTCCAAACGGGTTCGACCGAAACGGAGTAGCAGTCCCGTGGCCCAAGGGTTCGATCTGTCGCCCGTGTTTATTAAGAGCGCGGGTTTTTATGAGGGCAGTCAAGAGGTTATGGATCTCATTGAAACTTTGGGTTATGGACAGGTAAATAAACCTAAATTTGACTTGCCAGAACCCTTCTCTCATATAACTTCAGAAGAAACTAACTAATATAACTTATGGCTAATATACTCAACTCTGCCCTTACGGGTGATGCGGACTTTGCAGGAACTGTTTTTGGAACGGCTAATGTCGAACCAGCCCCAGAAGCTCAACCCAATGAAACGCCCGAAACACAAGAGCAAGAGCAACCCGCAGCCGAAACCCCAAAAGAGGAAACTCCCAAAGCGGAGAAAAAAACTCCCGTTAAGGCGGAAACCAAATCCAAGTCCACCAAGGAAGAGGTAGAGAAAAAGGTTGCAGATATTACCAAAGAAGTCTCTTCCGAGAAGACCGAAGAGAAATCAAATGAGAACACTTCAGAGGATGATCTTCCGATCAATCCCCACTTCTCCGACAAGCCTGTTTCCGATAAACCTGAAGGAGATGATTCCGAGAAAGGAATCTCAAGTTGGAAAGAGATCAAAGGTGAAATGAAAAAAGCCCGCGAAGAGCGGGATCGCCTGAAGGCCGAACTGGAAGCCACCAAAGAGAAGGTTGGTAAGTATGAAGGGGAAACGGTCAAGACCCTCCAAGAAGAGCTTGAGGCTTACAAAACTCGCATGGCAGAGCTTAATCGCGAGCTAAAGACCGCAAACTTTGAAAGAAGCCCCGAATACGTCGAAACAATTAAAAAGCCCCTGAGTGGCCTCCAAGGTGATTTGAAGGCTATTGCAGAAGCCAATGACGCCGACTTCTCCAAACTTTGGCAAGCCCTAACAGAGCCAGATGCCCGCAAGCGTATCGACTCTCTGGAAGACCTGACGGCGGACTTCAAGCGCATGGAGCAGTTGTCCATCGTCAAGATGGCCGATAAATACCATGAGTTGGCCCAATACCATGAGCGGTTCCAGAAAGAGGCGGAATCCCTCGCAGAGGCCGAAAATGCTCGTAAGGCCCAATCCGAGCAGGAGTTTATTGAGAATGACCTCCGCCTCCAGAAAGCCTTTACAGCCAAGACATGGACAAATCTGGAAGACCGCTACAGCTTCCTCCAAGAAATCGACGGGCAGGATGATTGGAATAGCCACATCCGCGCAGCCAAGAAGAATGCTGCCGAGACCAATCTGGATCGTTTGAGCGTCGAAGACCGCAGTGCCATCCTCGCACGGGCAGCAGTAGTCCCCTTCCTTGAGAGCGCCATTAATCACTATACGGCCCAGACCGAAAAATTAAGCGCCGAAAAAGATGCTAAGATCAAAGAACTCCAAACCCAGCTAGAAGGTCTAGTCGGGGCCACCCCCAGCTTGGGCAAGGCCACCGAGACTGATGTTAGCGACGATGATGAAGATGTTGATAGTCTGATGAACTTTGGCAAGACGATTCTTGGTCGGCGCTAAAATTCTGCTATTGACAAATTTGTGCAAATGTAATAGCTTGCACCCAAGACTGAAGTCTGAGTTGGTCGCAGACACCTCGCTGGCGGGTTAGCGCCTTCAAAATTTGTAGCCGTAAATCTCTGGTCGCGGCCCAGAAACTCAACCGATAGACGGGCACCCTATGCCCCGAAATCAAAATCTAACCCTTAAACCAAATAGAAATAAAATATCATGTCAGCACAAACTGCTACTACCTGTGAGGCCATCAATGATAATTTCCAGCGCGAGACTGGACGTATCGCCCTTGGCACTCATCGTTTGGGTCTTTATAAAGATCCCTATCTGCGTTTTGTTACCCAGTCGGCTTTCCCCGACAACATGGGCAAAACGATCACCAACACCATCGCCCAGCGCACAGTTGCCGTTGGCAGCGGATGGGAAGAAATTGGAGTCACTGGCGAGGGA